TGGCTCTGGCATTAACACCATTCTTTTAGTCATCACTTGTGCAGCATTGCGCGGAATTCTAAACATCATTAAACCAAGGTCTGATTGTTTATATGGTGTCAACAACAATACTTGCATTAATGCCCCCGCAACGATTCTTTAATGCTTGCAATGATCTCTGCTTGGCGTGTTTTTGAGACAGGCATTGTTGTAGCTTGCGATGGTAATTGTTTTGTTGGCTCCGGTAATACTTCACCATTTTTTAAACGGTCAGCCATATTGCGTAAGGCCTGTTTAATTTCTTTTCGTAACTGCTCTACTGACCAAGTGTATCGACGACAACGACAATACAAATCAGTGATCAACCAATATTCCACGGTAGAGTTGAATTTAAATTTATCTACATCAGCCATACCGTAACGTTGGAAACTGGCTAAACGCTGTGCTAATTCTTCTTCTGACGGTAAATCCATCGGGATTTTGCACCATTCAATAAAATCAAACAGGTTTGGGAAATAATCATTTCTTGCTGCACGAACTCTTGCCAATCCACGCTCTAACATATCCACAGATAAAACATCATGGTTCACTAACTCTTCAATCCAAATAAACTTCGCTTCTTCCAATGCTTCATCTGTTGGGTAGTTATAGCGCCAACGGTTGCAGTAAGCACACAAGCGATTGAATAACTGATTCACTAATTCTGAAACATGAGTATTTAAATCAACCCCTGAAACGCAATTTTCTTGTCTGATTGCCACGTTCATTTCAACATCCCCATTTTGCGTAGTTTTTCCGCTACTTGCGGATTACGAATTTGAATTTGTCTGCCCTTTGCCCAATCGGTGCTTTTGCTTGCTGGGTTTGATGCACTGCCTTTCGGTTTTAACATCGTGCCATCAGCCATTACCCAAGCACCGTCTCGCATTTCTGGTCTGCCCTTGTTATCCCAACGTTCTGAGCCAACAACATACTCACCGAAGTTTGTTGGACGGAAAATCGTACTTGGTCGGAGATACTCAACCATTTTCGGATCACGGCCCCATTTCGACACGAGATAATCCACCACACGTTTACACACACCCAAATCAAATTCAGCCAATCTAGCACCAATCGCTTGTTTTGTTTTGTCAGTGAGCTTGTAGCCTGTTGGTTTACGTTCGCCTTGTTCTTCAGCGAGATTCGCCAATGCCATGTTCAAATAATCCAATACAACTTGCTCAGCTGGGGGGACTATAGGGGGGTTATTTATATTTGTTTTATTATTTGTTTTTGTAGGGTGGCGTTTTTCGCCACTGGTAGCGGTGGCGTTTTCCGCCACTGGTGTCGTGGCACTTTTCGCCACTGGTGGCGCTTTTTGTAACTGGTGGCGTTTTTCGCCACTGGTAGCACTTTTCGCCACTGGTGGCGCTTTTTGTAACTGGTGGCGTTTTTCGCCACTGGTAGCACTTTTCGCCACTGGTTTATTTTCAACGTTAGGAAGGTCTTTCACTAAATAGAATTCAGTCGTTCTTCCAGCTGTTTTAACAGTACGAATCAAACCAACTTCTTCAAGTTCTTTAAGAATTTCATAGATAGTCTTATCTCGGTTAATGCCAGTGAATTGTTTGAATTGTTCAATAGAAATAAAATCACTTTCTTTCTGCCAACCAGTCGTTTTACGAGCCACCAACAAATAGGCCTTTACAGCGTTACCAGAAAGGGCAAACATCACTTCATCTACAAAAGCATTAGGGATCTGAAAAGAATTAGGGATAAATTTGCTCATAGCATTAACTCCGAAGCGTAACGTTGTGCGATCCATTGAATACCTTTCGATGTCACGCGAGTTTGTGTAAAGTTGTGGCCGTGCTCTGCTGTACCAGTTTTCACTGTAAATAAACCACGGCTTTGTTTGTCTGAATATGGAATAAGATTGCCTGATTGACGATATAACGCTTTATCACGCTCTAGTGCAGCAATCATTGCTTTCTCTGGCATATTTAAGATTTTTGCCGTTTCGCGTAATGATTTTGTTGTGCCAATATCAACGTAAAGATCTACAAAGTCCGCTTTAGGTTTCATCGCTTTATTCTCTAACGCTAAAGCTTGTTTCTCTTTCTCTGATGCCACCAACTGCTCTAAGGCTTGAAGATAATTCTGCGGTAAAAGTGCGGTCGGATTTTGTTGGTTTTCTAACTCTTGCCAACGGTCAATAACTGCCGCTGTGAATTCCGGTGAAAACTGAGCAACTAAAATATAAGTGTCGCGCTTATTCAAAAAGTACTCATAGTAGATTTGACCATTCTGTGGGTGGGTGTACGGTTTCGGCTGATACCCCCCAATCACACCTTTTGAAATAAGTGTTTCAATGCTTTTACACACGTCACTATGTCTAGAATTAACAAGTTTTGTTATTTCTCGACTGCTCATTGTTAATGCACTTGCATTTTTATCATTAATCAGTAATAATTCATTCATCTTGTGAACTCCTTGTGAGTGTAATTAACCACGGTGGCCGCCGTGGTTTTTTATTGCCGTTTATTAAGTGAAATCACACATTCAATAGAATGTTGTGTTGCAGCTAAATGCTGGTTTAATAATTTTCGAATAATCTCTTCTTCTCCTGGAGTGATTTCGCCATCTTTTAACGCATCTTCCAACACACCAAAAAGCATTCCTCTAGCTGATAATTCGTGTAGTTGGATATTTGCCATTTCCACGGCATCTAGATTGTCTGCATCGGTATCTTTTACAAATCGTCCACCGGCATTTCGGCAAAGCTCCTCGATAAAATCAGTGCAGCCATATTCAAGCTGAATAGCGATTAATTCTTCATTTTTGAACCGTTGGCCCTTTGTTTGATAAAGACGATTATTTAATTCACTTTCAGTAAATCCTAAGAATCCAGCTACCGCACTTTTACCACCGGGTATCTGTTCAATCATCTCTATAATTGTTTGTTTCATTGCCATAATTTTTGCCTTATTTTTATGGTTTTCTTTTCTATTGTTATTGTTAAATTAGCTCCATACATCGGGACGTAATTCAGCTTTTCTTACGGTCTTGTTTGTTTCGGTCTCTATCTTTTTAGCTAAATAAATAGGAGTTTTAGATTCACCTGTTTCAATTTGTCTTAAAAACGATGTTGAGATCCCGAGCTTTCTCGCAAATTCAGCTTTAAATCCACGGGGGCGATTTTCCAAGTAGTCTTTAAGTTCCATTTCACCTCCATATTAAAAACTAAACACAGTTTAGCATTAACTAAACATGAAAAGCAATAATATTTAGTATTTGCTAGTTTAGCTATTACTAAATATTATTTGGGAAATAGGAGATTTATATGAGTTTAGATAAAAACACGCTCACGCTAATAAGAAGAGATAACTTGAAGAAATGGTTTTCAGATAAAGTCGTTCCTGAAAAAGACAGAAGCTACGTTTCCCAATTAATCAGTGGCAAAACCCCTTCATTTGGAGAAAAAGCAGCAAGAAGATTGGAAATGGAAAATAATATGCCCGCTTTCTATCTTGATACGCCACAAAGTAAAACAACTGAAAATATATCTTCAAACATAAAAGAGCTTGGATCCTTTGATTTATGGGATAGAAACACGCCATTAAATAGTGATGAAGTGGCAGTACCTTTTTATCAAGATGTTCGCCTTGCTGCGGGTAACGGGTTTGCAGATGACATCGCGGACTATAACAATTTTAAATTACGCTTTTCTAAAGCCACATTAAGAAAACAAGGTGTGCAGTTTGAAAATGCTGTGTGTGTAATTGCTGACGGCAACTCCATGGAACCTGTTATTCCGGATGGAACAACGGTGGGGATTGATTTGGGCAATAAAACCATTAGAGATGGGAAAATATACGCCATAAACCACGGTGGCTTACTGAGAATAAAACTACTCTACAATATGCCTAATGAACAGGTGAAAATCCGTAGCTATAACAGTGATGAACACCCTGACGAAATAGCAGAGTTACAAGACATTTCAGTGTTGGGAAAAGTGTTTTGGTATTCTGTTTTGCTATAGACATTAACACTGGATATTGTTGATCTTTAATAACAACCAACATAAGGAACAATATGGCAAGCATTGAAGATATTATTATTCCTCAGCAAGAAATCGATCATATTATGGCGATGAAAAAGCAAATTTATTTTCAACACGCCACGTGGGAGAGAAAGCAGAAAAATCAACCATACCCTTATTGGCTGGAATTAAGGCTTCCATTCTTTGATAGCGATAAATTGCCAATACCTCAACTTAGAGCTTTATTCTCCTACCGACCTGCACGCAGAGAAAATTTAATGCCATCGATGAGTTTTATCGCTTTCTATAAAAACAGACGATTATTCGCTGTAGATCAGGGCGAAAGGCTCGTTCATGTAAATAGAATAACCAAAGTAAATCCAATCGCAGAAAGCCGTATTTGTGGCGCTCATTATCACATTCTGCATGGCAAAGAGAATCAGGAAACGGGCTATTTACTAGATGAAAAATATCAAAAATCAAGTGATTTTATTGAATTAATGTGGTATTTTTTAGCAAAATTTAATACTGTCGCAGTGGGGAATATTCCCCATCCAATATTATCAAACAACGGACAAATGGAGCTATTATGATATGCAGAACAGTCTTATCCAATCTAGGCTATGAATGTCATTCTATTGCCGATGATTTGATTTTAATCAACACTCCTTTCACCCTTGAAGATGGTAGCGTCATTCAGGCATACATTGAACAAGTTGGAGAAGATCATTTTACTGTAACCGACGACGCGCAAACCTTGTGGGAAATGAACGGGCGTGGAATCAACCTCACTAATAACCGCATAGACCATATAAAAAGCACGCTCAAACGTTACGGATTAAATCTGAACAACCGCGCGGAAATCAACACGACAACAAGCGGTGAAATGCTTGCGCATAATTTGCAACGTGTGATTCAGGCAGCGATTGTTACAGATATGCTTGCTATGGATTGGTACAATATTCCATCGGATAAATTCGAAATGACTGTGAAATCTGATTTCCGCCACTATCGATTCCACCAAAACCTCGGATTTGATGTTAAAAAATCAGGGTTGAGCGGTCATCAAATCACAATCCCTATTGTATTAAGTGGCGGAGAACGACATACCAAGCAAATCTTCACAACCAGCGTAAAAGCAAAAGGCAGTTGGAGTAGCGCTTATGGTGTTCTTGGTAAAATAATGGATCTAACCAATCCGACAGAACAAACAAATGATGAATCTTATGTGGTAATTGATAACAAAGCGATAGGCGATCAGTTAAATAAACTTGTTCTACTCTTTAACCAATCACCGGCAAAAATTCTACCCTACAATGAAAAAGATATTTGGCTTAATCAAATCGCCGCCTAACAATTAAACCGCCCTCGTGGCGGTTTTTTATTAGGTTTCATTAACTAATTCCAGAAAGTCATTTTCTGATAGTATTCTTATATTATGGCCTTTAGAAATTAACTCTTGCGCCTTTATTTCCTTATTACTTAATTCCTTTCCGGCTAATCGGCTCTTATCTTGAATTCCTTTGATAAGTAATGTTACTTTCTTAGAAACACCATCCACCACATCACAACCAACAGAAGCGGCTTTTTTAGCTGCATCCTGTCTTGGTATAGACAATTCACCTGTAAAAACTACCACTTCGCCATATAAAGGCCCATTTGGATCACCTTGGCGTTTTATTTTGGGTAAAATATGCCCATTTTCGTCACACTCTACGTGAATAGGTTTTACCACTCTATCCAACCAGTAATCTAGCGGTTTTCCACTTTCGAGCAAAGCTTTATTCAATATTTCACCAGCAACAATAGCATCATCTAGTGCATTATGATGGTTTTCTTGTTTGATTTTTAAATGTTTTGAGACTTTTGCCAATCCATAGCCCTTTTCTGCAAATTTATCACTCCAGCATCGTCTCACTACACGCATAATATCTAACCATTGATTCGGCAGATTAGGAAATATCTTTTTCATTGCCGCTTTATCAAAAGCTCCATAGGAACAAATAATATTAGTACTAAAGAATTCTTTAATAATTGGAACAATATCGCTAAGAATAGGTGCATCTCTCACATCTCTTGCTGTGATACCGTGAATTGAAACATTTATAGGATCGAAATAATCTCTAGGGTTAACCAACGTTTCCCATTTTGTGACAACTTCCCCATTCTCAAAAAATACTATCCCAACCTGGCAAATTGAAAGTAAATCAGGGTTTGCAGTTTCAATATCTATAACAATGAATTTATTCATAATTCCACCAACAACAAACACATACATTTGCTAACACTAGATAAATAAAGTGCGGTCATTCTACTTAAAAAAATTAACGTATTCCGTGATCAGCATCTCAAATCACAACATCCATCGATTAAAAAATAAGCAATCAAACACCTGCTAACAAAATATTTTTCCTTAAAAATCAGACAAATACTAAATAACACTAAGTTTTTAACTAAATTTTACTAAATAAACCATTTACTAAATATTTAGTTTTTGCTAAATTAACCACAACAAAGCAAAACACTTTGAAACGTTCTTTAAAAACTTGAAACAGGTTAATGATGGGAATTCATGCTCTTATCGAGCTTAGCAAGAACAACATTGCGAATAAGTGGATTTAACTCATATTTATCATTAGTCCAGCCGTACGAAATAAGTTCTTTTGACAAGAGTTTTTGAATGGCTAGCTGAGTTCTGTTATCTGGGAAAATAATTCGCTCATTAAGGCAGGACATTGCAAGAATATATTGCTCTTCTGGTGATAAATTATGAAGTAGATTGATTAATCTAGCTTGCTCTGAATTAGTTTTTAATGATTCACGCAGTTTTGAAAAAATTGATTTGGCCGCATTAGAAATAAGAATCCAAATCATCGTAGAAACCAACGCAAATATCAAAGAACCAAAATTGGCAAGAGTGAACCAATCAGGAAAGAATGCTGGTGTTTTAGCGTTGAGATACAACGTTAATTCTGGCGGAATGAACGTAAAGCCAATAAATAAGAAAACGAAGAACATAGTCATGTGATTAAAAACTACTTTGGTAAGTATGGTATTAAGTAACTTGGCGTACTCTTCCATGATGTTCCTCTGATTAAATTGTAGTCGCAGAGAGCATTATATTCCTCGTTGTAGTCGCATACAAGAGGGCTTGAGCCTTACAAGTATAAAGAAAGGCACTCATCATTAACCTGTTTTGAATTTTAGAAAATTTGGATAAAAACACACTCGTGAAAATGCCATTTGTGAAAATCGCCAGTTGCAGATTAAAAGCCCTGCACCAATGAGTGTGAGATATTGCGGTAATGACAAACGAAGCCAGTCGGTGGGAAAAGCTAAACGCAATATCACATTTTAAAGCACATTTGAAGTACAGAGACACAACGGCACGTGAAACCGTTGCGAATGATAGAGATAAGTGTGCTTTGAAATGGTAATAAGGAAACTAAGGAGCAATGCAATGATAAATCCAACAATTACAATCTCTCAAAATGAATATGAGTATCTTGTTGAGCAAGCAAAGATAGTTAAATTTATTGAGCATTACAAGCCATCAATATGTAATGACGGCGAATTCGGAACTTATGAAATGGTAGTAGGGAGCGATGGATTAATTACTACGGTTAGATATGGCACGCTGTCAGAATGTGTTAAATGTGCAATTGAAGATATCCGAGCTATGCAGTCTGTTTACTGGGTTGGAGAGGAAACAGAAATTTATGCTGGAAACTCCCTCGAAGAAATTCTTCATGCGTTTTATTCAGAAAAAGAGCGCGAGGAAATTTTAAGAGATAACCTTTATGGACAGGTTGATTTAAACCAAAAATACCCAGTAAAGGAAGACTCAAGCTCTATTGCAATAGAAAAAACCATTAAAGAATTGTTAGAAGAAATAGTCACTTTCCCGGATTTGATTTTAACATCTTACAATTAGCCGAGCATGAGGGCTTAAAACTTATGCAACCTATAAAATTAGTTCCTTAGGTTTGCCCTCCGTAAAACGAGGGCTTTTTTATCCCGAAAAATTACCTTACAATCAAAGTAATTTTTAATATATAAAGGGAATGCTATGAAAACCGTTAAAGCAAGACTGACTGAGTTAAAAAACTTAATTAATACAAAAATCAACAAAGACTATGAGTGGATGGGAGAAATAAAATCACCCGAAATTATCAAAGAAATAGAGCAACTTTACCCCCTAATAGAGAAAATAGAAAAATCGGGAAAAACCCTTGAAATTTCCTATGCAAAATATATTTCTCTTCAATTAATTAAAAAAATAATTCGCATCCTTAATAAAAAAAGAACGAGTAATAAATGGGATGAATATGATGTAAATTCATTTATTTTATCTCTAATCAAACTAAGAATGACAATCAAGGAATTATATTTAATTGAAGTTAAGGGCGAATTAAGAACAGAAGAAGAACTCAATGCTATTGCTGCCGATATATCTAAAGCAAAATTGAATCTAGAAGAACATATCTCACTTGAAGAACAGTTAGTAGAGAATAAAAAGGAGTTTGAAAATTTAAAAAACTCTCTGATTACACTCAAAAAATCTTATAACGATGCACAAGAACAAATAACTGAAATTTCCCAGTGGCACGAACAGTCAGACACATTAAGTAACAATATTTCGACCTATGCAAGCACCGCACAAAATAATCTTACTAAAATCACGACATTAGCAACCACGGCGGAAACCAATAAACCCAAAATCGAAAAATATCATGGAGATATTGAAGGTATGATTAAATTATTCAATAAACAAAAAGAGGAGATTGAAATGATTATTGAAGACGCCAACCGAGCAAGCATGGCAGGTTCGTTTAAAACTCAATCTGAAAATATCGATAGTAAAATGAAAGCTGTAGATAAAATTTTGCTTGGCTCACTTGTTGCAACATCTGTTATTTCATTTATCAATTATTCAACAAGCCTGAGTGCAACAGACAGTCTTAATATTTTACAATTTCTTGCTAAGTCTATTGTGACAATCCCGTTACTTGTCATCGCCTGGTTAAAGGCTAAAGAACGGGCTTATCTCTTTAGATTAAGGGAGGATTATAACTACAAATATTCCTCAGCAATGGCATTTGAAGGTTATAAGAAACAAGTACAAGAACAAGACCCTAAATTACATCAGCAACTTCTGCAAATTGCCGTGGATAATTTGGGGATAAATCCAACCAAAGTCTTTGACAAAGATTTAAAAAGCACACCACTTGAAACGATTATCGATGGCGTAGGAAAACGCCTGGATAAAGCTGTTGATGGTATTAAAGGAGAGGTGAATGACATTCCAAAGAAAACAAAAGAATTAATTGATGATGAATAACCTACTCCCTCAAATTCTCAGCGCTTTTTATTTGACACCGCTTATACTTCGGATTAAGATACCCCCCACATCCAGGCCGTCTCCAACGGCTTTTTTTGTACCCAAAATTCACAGGAGAACACCATGATAACCTACCAACAACTCTGCGACCAACAACAAAAGTATAATGACGAACTCAATAAACGCCGTAATAATTTGCGTCAACTTATCAGCGAATTTTGCCAAGCAATAAGCCAAAACTTAGGGCTAAGTGATAAATATTACAACGCAACGATTAACGAAGTTTCCACTACCGTGCCTTATGTCAAATTGCTGGAATTAGACAGTGACGAACATCAACACATTCATGTAATGGAGTTACCTATAATGTTTGATGAACAAGGTGACCCAATAGCTGAAGCTGGTATTTCCCTCACCCTTGAAAGATCACCAAATACCTATCCAAAACAAAGCGTATTTATTCGTATTGAATTTACATTAAAACAAAATACCCTCATCTTGCGCTTTATAGATTTTGATGACGGATTATTTAAGGTTACAGTTAATCTAGATGATGATAATCGCTTTGCTTATGCCGTTGAAGCCTATAAACAGCTTGTAATGAAAACTTTTACAATTTAATTTGACAAAAACCGCCCTCAACGGATAAGATAACCGCACAACAAAACATTCGGCGGTATCCGCACCCGACAGCATAGCGGTTTTTTTATGCCAAAATTTCCGATCCTCACATCTGAGGAACGAAAATAGATCAAAGATCGGGTCGAGAGAACCTAATACAATACCTCACGGAAATAAGTTCCGCCGCCCGAATGCGGTTGTTGAAGCCCGATCACCCTACAAAAGTGATCGAATGACAAACAAAACATTCGGAGCATAAAATGTCAAACTTAACAATTCTCAAAACTGCAATTCGTTCATACGAAAATCTCTTTTCATTAAATGACCTTCATATCGCAAGTGGCGGATTAGAAAAACATCGTCCAAGTTTATTTGCTCGTAATGAACAAACTAAAGAACTGATAAAAGAGATTGAAAATGACCGAAGCACAAAAACGATCTTCGCTTTAAAAACAATTCGTGGCGGTTCTGATATTTCAAAGCAAGGTACGTGGGCTTGCGAAGAATTAATGCTTGCCTATGCGATGTGGATTAGCCCTAAATTCCACTTGATCGTATTACGTGCGTTCTTAGCAATGCACCGCAACCAACCACAACAGTTATCTTTGCCTGAGCCTGAAAAGAAATACACGTTTGAATTTACCGAATATGAATTACAACAGCTTGCTTGGTTGTGGTTCGCTTTTAAACGTGGTGTCGGCACATTCCAACATATTGAGAGAGCCTTTAACGTGTTAGGCTCGAACATGAGCGGGCAAATCTACGGACAGGCTTACGAATATTTAAGTGTATTACGCTCAACAAACCAAATCTTAAACCGTATCACAAGTGATTTTGACATCGACCAAATGACAAACTGGCGTGTATTAAAACACTTGCGAGGCTTTAATCCAAAAGCAGTCAAAATCGACTTCTAAAAACAACGGAAAATCCGACCGCACTTTTCCTCAAGAAATCCGTGCGGCGGATTGCTACACCCTAAATTCACTAAATTGACGAAAAAGGAAACAAAAATGCAAAAATTTACTGATGTATTCGCAGAAATTACACGCCCTTTAGCAAAGCTTGCTTGTGCGATGTTTATCGCCTTTTTAATTGGCGGAATCTCCTATTGTTTTGCAAGCGAGCCAACCTCCCTCGAACGAGAAAAAGCGAGAGTGCAGTGGATTGCTGAACATGGAGAATATCAAAAGAATTTAACAGAAGAAGGCGAAAAACAGGCTCGTGCTTACGTATCTATTAAACAAGCTGAAATTAATAAGGAATTGAAATGAAACTACCTTTTAAAACCAACAGCGAACTTGCCGCTAAGGAAGAGCGTAAGAAAAATTATCAATCTGCTTATGTGCTTTGGAAAAAAGCATCAAAGCTAACCGGAAAAGAGATAAATAAGCACTGGTGCATAAGCCGTGCAGAATGGTGCCAAAAGATGCACCAAGAAGAAGTGAAACTTAAAACGAGAAAAATCTATGTACCGCATTAATACCTATTATGGCCATACCATTGACTACATCAAGCCAGATCCTAACGAAATTGATATTCGTGATATTGCGCATAACCTTAGTTTTGAAAACCGCTTCATTGGTCAAACTGCTGAACCTTATAGCGTAGCTCAGCATTGTGTACTTGGTAGCTACATTTTTGAAGAAATGGGATTGCCTGAGCTTGCATTTATTTTTCTACTGCACGATGCAGCAGAAGCATACTTGAAAGATATTCCGACTCCACTTAAACATTTGCTAAGTGAGCCTTATCGCAATATTGAAGATCGCTTTAATTTAGCAATCCACCAGCGTTTTAATGTTGA